CTACCTGTAATTGTAATTATCCTTACACAACTTAATCGTACCATGGAAGATGTATCACGCAGAACTCCAGGTACAATTGCTAACTATCCTAGCTCATCAGATATATTTGGTGGTGACGCTCTTATGCAGGGATCAGACTTAGTCTTTGCAATAAGTAGACCGTTTACACTAAACATAGAAGACTATGGGCCAGAACACTATCAAGCTAGTAAAGAAAACGTATTCCTTCATCTACTAAAGCTACGTAACGGTGCTACAGATGATAATATTATTTTCTTACAAACAGATTTCAAAAGACAGAGGATGATTGAGTCCAGTCCTCCACCTATGGTTCAGCAACAACAGCAGACATGGGCACCTAGAGGACCAAGAACAAACAGACAAGCACCTTCGGCTGATGTTGGCCAGGAATTATAAACAAAAATACACAGTATGACAAGTAACACCCCACAAACAACGGACGTTAAAGAATTAAAAAGACTAAAGCTTGAGTCTATTAGAGACTACCATCAAGATCTAATTGATGATCTACAGATTTCAAGAGTTGACTTTAACATGAAAATGCCATTCTATGATAAACATGGTAGAATGGTAGTAGGCATTTTCTCTTCAGAGTTTAGAAAAGACAAAGGTTTTTTCTTTGAGCTAATTACAAGAGACTTAAGCCCTGCAGATGCAGAACGTAAAGTTTACAGAGTTCCTGTAAGCGGATCTTATGAGGAAGAGTATGAACTTAACGAAAAAGGTTCTTATCTTGTTCCCCTTGAAGAACTAAGAGTAGTAAATCCTAGCTCAGTGGCTATTAAAAAGACAGGAATGTTTGGTATTGATACCGATCCATTACCTTCTTCTTTACCTAAGACACCTATGCAAGCTTACAAAGCTCCTGCTACAATGGAAGACGCACCTTACAGTGACATGACTATTAGAGATTACTTTGCTATCCAAACAGGTAAGCCAGTAAGTTCTAAAACATGGCTAAACGAGTTAATCAAATCTACAAAATAACATATGGCACAAGGGATTCTAATTATTGCAGAGTCTGGGTCAGGAAAATCAACAGCTATTGAGAACCTAGATCCAGCAGAGACGTTTATCATAAACGTAGCTAACAAAGCTCTACCTTTTAAAGGATGGAGAAAGAAGTATGTACCGTGGAGCAAAGATAACCCAACAGGTAATCTTTATTCTGCTAGTTCATCAGAACAAATAGAAGCATGCATTAAGTATGTTTCAGAGAAACGTAAAGACATTAAGAACTTAGTTGTTGATGACTTTCAGTATATGAGCTCATTTGAGTTCTTTGATAGAAGTGACGAGAAAGGTTACGAAAAGTTTACACAGATTGGTGCTAAACTTGCCCGTATTGCACGTATGCCAAAGGATTTAAGAGAGGATCTATTAGTTTTTATCCTAACCCATGCTGAAGAATCTACAGATATGGAAGGTAAAAAGAAGTTTAAAGCCAAAACTATTGGTAAAATGGTTGACGAAAAACTTACTTTGGAAGGATTATTTTCCATAGTTTTGTTCGGCAAAGTTAAGAAAGACAAAGACGGTAACATCAGATATGTATTTGAGACGTCTAACAATGGTGAGAACACATGTAAGTCTCCCAGAGGTATGTTTACTGACTTTGAGGTAGAAAACGACCTAGCTTTAGTTAGAAAAGCTATCATAGATTACGAGAACTAGTATTCATTTTTCATTCACAAATAGTTTAAATTAACAGAACATGTTTAGTACAAAAGGACAAGAAGTCAAAACAACAGGAGGGACAGCTAAGTCTCTACAAACAGGAGTAGTGTATGCACACATTTATAGTGGGCAAGTTAGAACATCTAACAAAGGTGATAAGAAAACCTTAGAGTTGATCCTAGAAGGACCAGCGTCTGAAGGTTTTGAAGGTTGGGCAATTGATAAGAATGATTTAGAAGGTCCAAAGTTTACAGGACAATCAAGTCGTGTATCTGCAACCATCTGGACAGATCAGTTTAATGAGACCAACGTAACTAAAAATGAGATCATGTATAAGATTGCAGTTATTGCATCTGAGCTTGGTCTTAGAGATCAGATTGATAATATTTCTGCTTCTAATTTAGAAGAGTGGGTTGAGAAAGCAATGACTATGCTTAAAGGAAACAATTTATATTGGTTCTTGAAAGGTACAGAAGAAGAGTACAATGGTAAAACTATCATTAAGTTATCTCTTCCTAAGTATAAGTTTGTTTCAGCAGATGAAGCTAAGCTTGATAAGTTTGATAAGAACAACCAATACCACTATAAGGCTTTACAAAATAAGCCTGTAGCTAGCTTTGAGCCAGCTAATAGTGATTTTGATATGTAATTTACTGCTAGAAGACTGGGGGAGTGGTTTTACTCCCCCTTTTTTCGTTTAATCACAAGCCCATGTTTAAGATAAAAAATATGGTACATGACATCAAGGATGTTCCTGTATCATGGATATTTGAACACTTTTGTAAGCTGAGAGAAAAGCTTGCTGGGCATGATGTAAAGATTAAAAGTCTTTTTAATTCTAAGGAACGTACACCTAGTATGTGTATTTACTACGAACCTACAAAAGATACATACAAGTATAAAGATTTTTCATCTGGTCACGGTGGATCTGCAATAGATCTAGTAAAAGAAATCACTGGATTAAATTATCATAAAGCTTGTACTCTTGTAGTAGAGAATTATAATGATTTTGTACTCCACAATAATGGGGGGTACGATGTACAAAAATTTAAACAAGCTTCTAAATATAAAGTTAGTCAGTTTGTTTTCAGATCCTGGACCACTCAAGACCAATATTTCTGGACTCAGTTCAATATTGGATCACGTCTTCTAGATGAATATAATGTAAGACCTTTAGAGTATTACACTATGCATAAGGATTGTGATGAGGGACCCATTGATCTAACCATTAAAGGTAACTATCTATATGGTTACTTTAAATCAGATGGTACACTGTACAAAATCTATCAGCCCAAAACGTTAGATAAAAAATTTATAAAAGTAGATGACTACGTTCAGGGATCTGAACAAGTTAAAGCTGCACCTTATCTAATTATAACGTCTTCTCTAAAAGATGTAATGTCTTTAAAAAGTCTTAAGATTCCTACACTGGATATCATAGCACCAGACTCAGAGAACACTATCATACGTAAAGAACTTATGGATCAATACTTAAAGAAGTATAAGAAAGTAATTATACTCTTTGACTTTGATGAACCCGGTATTAAAGCTATGGAAAGATATAAAGAATTGTATCCTGAAGTAGAGTATGCTGTTTTACCAATGAGTAAAGATCCATCTGATTCAATTAAGGATTACGGTCCTAAAGAAGTATATGTAAGGTTAATACCTATACTTAATAAAAAAATTATAAATGACCAAGAAGAAAACAATTAGACGTACTGCAGCTCCTAAAACTAGGAATGCAGGTACTATGAGTGAGTCCGCATTTTGGACTTTCATTAGAAGTGCATTACGTCAAAAATCAAGATGGTGGAAACCTATTACAGAGTGCAAACTAAAAGCTCGCAGACCTTATAAAGGTGTTAACAGAAGACAAAAGTTTGAATACCAATGTAATACTTGTAAAAAATGGTTTCCAGATAAAGAGATTAATGTAGACCATATAGTTGGAGCAGGTAGTCTTAACTGTTCTGCAGATCTTGCAGGGTTTGTAGATAGACTATTTTGTGAACAAGATAACCTACAAGTGCTGTGTGAGACCTGTCATAATACAAAGACACAATTAGAAAAACAAAAGTAAAATGGAAGACCCTATAATTGAAGCTGTTATACAACAGATAAAAGAAGACCTTGCCATGCAAGATGAAACTGCTATCTATGAACTTCTAGAGTTTTTACCAAAGAAAAACATGCTAGCCTATTTACCAGAAGAAATTTCTGAACAATTAAAAAACTTTAAATAACATGGAAGATATACATAAAGATACTTTCAGAGCAGAAGACTGTAGAGCTGAACTAGCTCAAGTAAAATCTGAACTTACCAACTGTAATGATCTTATTAAAGAGTTAGTAGCTCTTCTTGAATATGAAGAAGCTCTCACTGTAGATACAAGATCACAACAAAAGATGAGTGCTAAACTAATAGAACTAGGACTATGGCCTAGTAGATAAAATCTAACTATTATGAACGGATTAGAACAAATTGTATTTAGTACTGCCACTTGTAAAAAGTGTGGTGATGTACTTATATCAAGACATAGACATGATTATGTAATGTGTACTTGTGATAATAAAAGTATGTTAGATGGAGGTACAGACTATCAACGTTATGGTGGTGTAGATCTTGATTTATTAGATCTTTCTGGTACTGTTTATTTAACAGACGGTTTTGAAAAGTGTAGAGTGGTTCCTATTTGGGGTAGTTATGGTAAAGATGGTACAGAACCTGTAAAATACATGTCTGTAGCAGAAATGGAAACGGAACACTTAGGAGCTATTATTAGAGAAATGGGTCCAAGAATTGAAAAATGGAGACTTGATCTCATGAAACAAGAGTTAGAACAAAGAATAAATTAAAACAACATGGAGTTAGAACAAATCATGCAGGAATCTGCAGAAACATTAGAGAAAGACTTTTACTTAAAAAAGTTTTATTTTAGTTATAGTAGCCTTAACAAGCTCATGTGGAATCCAGCAGTATTTTACCAAATGTATATACTGGGAATTAAAGAAGAACGTACAGATAGTCACTTAGTACAAGGTAAGATTGTACATGCTCTTCTTTTAGAAGAAGAAAAGTTTAATGATAATTTTATCATCAGCCCATCTAAACTACCGGGTGATTCAGTTAAGATAGTTATAGACAGAGTGTTTGCTCACTATCAAGAGCTAGCTCAAAACGGTGATACACGTTCAGAGTTAAACCATTTTGATCAAGCTATCCTTGATGTAATGGTAGACATGAACTACCATCAGAGTCTTAAGACAGATCAACAACGTTTAGATAAAATTATTTCTCCAGAGTCTACCAGTTATTGGTCATTCTTAAAAACTAAAGGTAATAAAACTCTTATAGATCAAGACTCTTATGAGTTCTGTAAGAATGCTGTAGAATTAGTTAAAACAGATAAAGACTTATGTAGTCTTATTGGTTGTAACATAACTGAATTTGACAATGTAGAAGTGTATAATGAGATTCCTTTAAGTGTAGAACATTCTAAAGCACCATTTGGTATTAAAGGTATTATAGATAATGTTGTAATTAATCACGATAAGAAAACTATCTTTATCAATGATATAAAAACTACAAGTAAGGATCTAAAAGACTTTCCAGAAACTATAGAGTTTTACTCTTATTGGTTACAAGCTGTAATGTATTGTACATTAGTAGCTAAGACTTATAAAGAACTTATAGAAATTAATGGATATGAAATGAAGTTCCACTTTGTAGTTATAGATAGAGCTTTTCAAACATACCCTTTCTTAGTAACTGAAAGCACCTTAAAAAGGTGGTTTAACAGAATGGAAGAAGTCTTAGAAGCAGCTAACTGGCATTATGTAAATAAAAGATACGATTTACCTCATAGTTTTGCTACAGGTAGCGTAGTTTTGTAATCAAATATTAAAATGATAGACAGCTTATACACAAAATATTTCCAGAAATCTAGATCATTTCTGTTTCCTGCTTTGGGTATAAAGCGTACTAGCAATTTTACACCCTCTGGTACTTATCTCTCTATAGAAGGAGTGATAAGGCCAGAGGATATGAAGCTAGTTTGTAGTTTTATAGACGATAAGTCTGAAGGCTTCAAGGCTTTTGAGCAGCACATGCTTTTAAGTAATCCTTTATTCATAGAAGTTATACCTATACAAGGATATAAGTTATATGTGTTTGATTTTCAAATATATAAAGCAGATTGGTTCAATTTTATATTAGGTAAATACTCTAAGTTATCTAATGTATTAAAGAGAGCCATTAAAAACTATTACGGTGACAGATCAAGTGAGTATAAGTACATAGAAACATTTTTGTTTCCTGAAAAGTATTTTAGTATCTATGCAAAACTTCTAGATATAGATGTAAACGTACTAGAAAAGACAGGTGAATTGTGTGATGCTTGTGATATGAATAGAGAAAACTTAAAAATTCCCACAGAAGAGTTGGAATTATTAAAAAAAGGTACTTAAATTTGTATAAATAATAAAAAAAAACATGAAAAATTCAATGATGTTGGTTACCAGTAGCTGGGGTAATGATAAGACTTTTAAGCTGATACCAATTACACCTGAATGCCCGTACAATGAGTGCATTTTTGACGTTTCAAGTAAAGTGTTAGCAGTTATCGGTAAAGAAAAGAAAGAATCTTTTCATATGATGCCTAAACTATCTGATGATGGTGATGTTTTACACTTAAAGATTGGTAAAAGACCAAACGGTAAAGATTACAAAGAAGAGAGAAAGACGCTTGCAACTTTCTATGAGTACTATGTTGAGAACCTTGATGAGATTAAAGACTTCATTAATATGTTTGCTGTTAACGCAGACAGTTTTGACTATAAAGAGTATGTAGATAAGAAATTAGAAACACCAAAACAGTCGAGTATTATAACTGTATAGTATTAATTTTGTCCTATTAAACCAATTAAGGCAGATCTTCTGCCTTTTTTTGGCGGCATAAAAGGGGGAACAGCTTAACTGAACCAAATACAATGGAAGAGAAAAAGCCGGCCCACTGGGTTATGGATTATGAGACGCTGGTAAATTGTTTCATAGCTGTGTTTCAACATTATAAAGATGAAACAATCAGAAAGACCTTTGTCATATACAAAGATCGTAATGACCTACCACAATTTATAGACTTTCTGAATGAGTGTAAGAATAAAAATCAGTGGCATATTAGCTACAATGGTTTAGCTTTTGACGGTCAGATAAGTCAGCATATATTAGATAAACAACGACAGCTACTAACTCTTAGTACTGAAGCAGTTATAAATGATATCTATGCTTTTGCACAAAAGACAATTAATCTTAAGGATCAAAACAGTTTTCTAGAATACGCTCCTGCTAAAATTAAAATCAGGCAGATAGATCTNTTCAAGATGAACCACTGGGACAATCGTGCTAAGATGAGTAGTCTAAAGTGGATACAGTATAGTATGGACTGGCAGAANGTAGAAGAGATGCCTCATCATCATACGGCCCCGGTAGAAACGGANGAACANCTTAAGATGATNACAGAGTATTGTGTTAACGATGTACTTAGTACTAAAAAGATCTTAGANCATTCTAAGGAACAAATAGTNTTNAGACAAACATTAACCAATGACTATGGGATAGATCTTTATTCTGCATCAGAGCCAAGAATATCTAAAGANCTNTTCTTGCATTTTCTATCTCAGAAGCTTGGTTGGGAGAAATCCCATATCAAAACTCTAAGAACTCATCATAGTGAGATCTATTTAGGACAGTGTATGCTGCCCTATGTAAAGTTTCAGACTGAAGAGTTTAAGAAGATGCACGACTATCTTCGTACACAAGTGATTATATCTACTAAGAACGGGTTTAAGTACACTCTAGATTACAAAGGTATGAAAACTGACTACGGATTGGGCGGTATTCACGGTGCCAGAACAGCAGGAGTTTATGAAGCCAAGCAGGGGTACACTATTATGACCTCAGATGTAACTTCATTCTATCCTAATCTAGCTATTAGAAATGGGTTCCATCCTAGTCATCTACCTAAAGAAGAGTTTTGTGATCTGTACGAATGGTTCTTTGAAGAACGTAAGAAGATCCCTAAAAGCGATCCTAAGAACTATGTTTATAAGATCATTCTAAATAGTACTTACGGCCTTACAGGNGACGAGAATAGCTTCCTGTACGATCCTAAGATGACTATGCAGATTACNATCAANGGTCAGCTACTATTATCTATGCTCTATGAGATGATATGTGANGAAATACCTGAAGCTGTACCTCTTATGCAAAANACTGACGGTTTTGAAACATTGATGCCTACCTATTGTATAGATAAGTATCANGAGATTTGTGACCGCTGGTGTAAAATTACCCAGTTNGAGTTAGAACATGATGAGTATTCTAAGATGATCATCAGAGATGTAAANAATTACATAGCAGTTTCTAAGTCCGGGAAAGTAAAATGCAAGGGTGCATTTGAATGGGAGGACCTGGACAAAAAGAAGGTGGCAGTGTTCCACAAGAACAAAAGCTTTCTTGTTATTCCTAAAGCTATCCATGCTTACTTTACAAAAGGTATAAAGCCTGAAGACTTTCTAGCAGGTAATCAAAACATCTTTGATTATTGTGCAGGTATCAAGTCTAAAGGAGGTTGGTACTTTGAGAATAAAGAAATGAAAAACGGTGAGCTTATCACCATTAGACAACAAAAGATTGTCAGATACTATGTTTCAAACAAAGGTGGGAAACTAGTTAAGTGTCATCCAGACGGTAGACTTATACAAGTTGAGTCTGGACCATGGTTACAAACCACCATAAACGAAATAAACGAAACGGTTCCATTTGATTCTTATAGTATTAACAAAAGTTACTACTTAGAACAAATCTATAAAGAGATCAATCAGATAGAAAAAGAAAGAAGTTTATCATCTACACAATTATCACTATTTTAACATTACAAATATGCCAGTAAAAACAGTCTTTGAAACAGAATATTATTTAAGAAGTTCTGCCCTTCCCAATTACGGGAAGTCTTATACAATTATATCACACGGAGCAGTGATAGATGAAGCTAGAACCCAGTTGGCAGCAGCTGGTTTTGCCATCAAGAAAGAATTATATAAAGCTACACAAACAGGTGACATAGCACAAGGTATGTATCATTTAGAATCAGGCAACGATCCAGATATGGGTCTTATGTTTGTCTGGTCAAACAGTTATAATAAAACCATGGCATTTAAGTGTGCTATTGGTGCACATGTATTTATCTGCTCAAATGGCGTAGTGTCAGGAGATCTAGGTAATTATAGAAGAAGACACAGTGGATCAGCACTAACTGATGTAACCACTTTTATGCAAGAACAAATATCAGATGCTTCTAAGTATTATGATAAGTTAATTCATGACAAGCAGATGCTTAAAGATGTGAGTCTTAGTCCAAGAGAAAAGGGCACCATCCTAGGTAGATTGTTTGCTGAAGATGAAATATTAACACTCACCCAGGTGGGTATTGTAAAACGTGAGATAGACAAGCCTAGTCATTTCTATAGTGACAATGCAAACAGTGCTTGGGATATGTACAATCATATCACTCTAGCTCTAAAAGATTCTCACCCTACTAGATACTTATCTAATCACCAAAGAGTACATGACTTCTTTGTAAACGAGTTTGGTAATCTTGTATCAACGACAGGTAATATAATAAATCCTGTGGATCTAGATTCTATTGTTATGGAAGAAGAACAAGAAGAACTAGTTACTGACTTTGGTGTAAACTTTCTTTAGAAACCCAGGGGGAGACTAACTATCTCCCCCTATAATTAAAAATATCATGACTTGGTATACATTAAACGAAGATAAAACAGTTACAGCACTACCTAATGGAGAATATCCTAAGATTGGTGCATTTAAAGAACCAATCAAACATATTGGTGATACTACTATAAGTGATCAAAGAATATCTACAGTGTTTTTACACTTTGATCACGGCTTAAACTTTGGTACAGATATAAAACCATCTGACCCAGTATTGTTTGAGTCTATGATTTTTGGTGGAGAACATAATGAATATCAGCGTAGATACTGTACTTATGACGAAGCTTTAGAAGGGCACAATAACTTAGTTAAAGCTTTAGAAGAGGAAAGACATCCTGACTTTTACTTTAACGATTAAAAACCAAGAATATGATTATAGGAATCAACGGCTATGCCGGCAGCGGGAAAGATACTGTCGGTACTATCATTCAGTATTTACAAGCTGATACTAATGTTCCTCTAAAAGGAGTGTTAAAGAAAACACCACATCACATATGGTGGTTAGAAGAAAGATCTGGTTGGGAAATTAAGAAGTGGGCAGGTAAACTTAAAGAAGTTGCATCTCTACTTACAGGAATACCTGTAGAAAACTTTGAAGACCAAGAGTTTAAAACAACTCTTCTAGGTCCTGAATGGGGTACAGTTACATTTAATCCTTTAAATAGTATACCAGTATTTGCAGACATGCAGTTTAATCATTTAATAACTGTAAGAGAGTTCTTACAAAGATTAGGTACTGATGCAATAAGAGATGGACTACATACTAATGCATGGGTAAATGCACTTATGGCCGG